AACAACTTCCAACTACCCACCATACAATTTGATTAAGGAGAGTGAAACGGAGTTCCGTTTAGAGATTGCTCTTGCAGGATATAAAAAAGAAGATATTGAAGTTTTCACTGAATGGAATAAACTTTTCGTCGAAGCGAAGAAGTCGGAAACTTCTGATACGGGAGAATATCTTCATAATGGTCTTGCAAAGAGGGCCTTTACGAGGACTTGGACACTTTCCGATGATGTTAAAGTTTCTGATGTCAAGTTTGAAGATGGATTGCTCCATGTCAAACTAAATAGGATTATTCCTGAACATCAGAAAAGAAAAGTGTATGAAATCCTTTAAGCAGTTCTTAGAACAAGTCGGAAACATTAAACAGATTTCTTACCCTGCTGCCGTTAGGCATAAAATCTACAATCCTTTGACTGGTAAATCAAAAGTAGTCCCTGCAGGAAAAGCTGTGCCTAAGAATCCAGGCGGGGGTGGGAGTGGTAATTCCGCAGATGGTGACGGTGCATAAATATTCATTGAATATCGTCGCCGCTGGGGGGTTAACTGGCAAAATCCAGTTGACACCCCCCTTTTTTTGTGGTATTGTAATTGGAGGTATGGAGTAACTATGTCAATAAAAATTGCTTTATTGAAATCTGGTGAGAATGTAATTGCAGATATTAAAGAGTTAGTTGATGAAAATGAAAAAGTAGTTTCCTTAGTTTTTTATAATCCATATGTTGTTAGACTATTGACACCTCATATTTTATTTGAAGAAAATTCCGTAGTTGAATCTGAACATAAAGTTTCATTTTATCCTTGGATTCCATTATCTAAAGATAAAGAAATGGCTGTAGATCCTTCCTGGATAATAACAGTAGTTGAACCTCAAGAACTTGTTAAATCTTCATATGAGTCAAAAATGTCAGGAAATACGGATGGTGTTCATCAAGATAGTGTTTCCAATATTTGGTCTGAAGATTCTTTAATGGGAAAAGAAACATTGTTGGAAAATTTTGAAGTAATTACGGAAGAGAAAAATGGATGATGTGCAAGTTATTGTTCTAGTTAGTGGAACAATTTTAATTTCAAAAATTTCTGCAATGGTATCCGAACTTGGAGAACCTGATTGCAAATTAATTAATCCCTATCAAATTTTTGATAGAAAATTGACTCCATGGTTGTATGAGTTGACCGATTCAACTGATGCAATTATGATATCTTCTGATAAAATCTTGACTTTGGTTGATCCCAAAGAAACTCTACTTAATGACTACTTGACTCTTATTCAATGAAATTTTATACAAATGTTTTTCTTCTTGGTAATAATATCCTTGTGCGGGGTTATGAAAATGGAAAACATTTTACCGTAAAGGAAGAGTTTTACCCTACATTTTATGTTCCTTCAAAAAAGAATAGTGAATACAAAACTCTGGATGGTCAAGCCGTAGAACCAATTCGCCCTGGAACAATTAAAGATTGTAGAGAATTTCTTGAGAAGTACTCTGGTGTAGATGGATTTCGTGTATATGGAAATGATAGATTCATTTATCAATACATTGCGGAGAAATATCCGGAAGACGAAATTAAGTTTGATATTAATAAAATCAAACTCATTACGATTGACATTGAGGTTGCTGCTGAAAGTGGATTCCCTGATGTATTCAATTGTGCCGAAGAACTTCTTCTGGTTACAGTTCAGGACTATAATACTAAACAGATTACTACGTTTGGTTCTCGTCCTGCAAAAATCACGCAGGAAAATGTAAATTACATTTATTGTAAGGATGAATATGCTCTCATCAATTCCTTTATGGATTGGTGGCAGAATAATACTCCCGAAGTAGTGACTGGTTGGAACTGTGAACTATATGACCTTCCATATCTTGTTGGTCGTATTTCACGACTGATGGGCGAGAAGACCGTAAAGAAACTTTCACCCTGGAACATTGTTCGTGTAAACGAAGTAACTATTTCTGGTCGCAAACAATTAAGTTGTGATATTGCAGGTGTTTCTATTATTGATTACTTGGATCTTTATAAGAAATCTCCTGCAACTCCTAATCAAGAAAGTTATAGACTGGATCATATTGCTTTCATGGAGTTGGGTCAAAATAAATTGGATCACTCCGAATATGATACTTTCCGAGATTTTTACTCCAACAATTGGCAAAAATTTGTAGAATATAATATTGTTGACGTAGAACTAGTGGACCGACTTGAGGATAAACTCAAGTTGATTGACCTTTGTTTTACTCGTGCATTTGACGCAAAGGTAAACTTTAATGATATTGCCTACCAGGTAAGAACTTGGGATGCGATCATCTATAATTATCTTCTTAAAAAGAAAATTGTTATTCCTCAGAAGGAACGCAATACTAAGAATGAAAAGTATGCAGGTGCATATGTAAAAGAACCTATCCCAGGTTCTTATGATTGGGTTGTTAATTTTGACCTTAACTCCCTATATCCACATCTGATCATGCAATATAATATTTCTCCAGAAACTCTTCTTGATACTCGTCATCCTAGTGTCAATGTGGATAAGGTTTTGAAGAAAGAACTGACTTTTGAGATGTATAAGGACTATGCAGTTTGTGCAAATGGTGCAATGTATAGGAAAGATATCCGTGGATTTTTACCAGAACTCATGGAGAAAATGTATAATGAACGAGTCATTTTCAAAAAGAAGATGATTGAGGCGAAGAAAGCTTACGAGAAAACTCCAACGAAAGAGTTGGAGAAAGAAATTTCTCGTTGCGATAACATCCAAATGGCTAAGAAGATTGCATTGAACTCCGCTTATGGTGCAATTGGTAATGAATACTTTCGTTATTATAAACTCGCAAATGCGGAGGCGATTACTTTGTCTGGACAAGTAGCCATTCAGTGGATTGAGGAGAAAATGAACTCTTACATGAATAAAGTTCTCAAAACGGATGGTGTGGATTATGTCATTGCTATGGATACTGATTCCATTTATATTAATATGGGTCCTTTTGTTGAAGCTGTATTCAAAGGGAGAAAGAAAACTACTGATGAAGTTGTTACGTTCCTTGATAAGGTCTGTAGTTTGGAACTTGAAAAGTATATTGAAAGTTCTTACCAAGAATTGGCCGACTATTTGAATGCATATGATCAGAAGATGTACATGAAACGTGAGAACATCGCAGAACGTGGCATCTGGACTGGTAAGAAACGTTATATTCTTCGCGTATGGGATTCTGAGGGTGTTCGATATCAAGAACCAAAACTTAAGATGATGGGTATTGAAGCTATCAAAACATCTACCCCTGCACCTTGTAGGAAGATGATTAAAGATGCAATTAATATCGTAATGACTAAAGGTGAAAATGATGTGATTGATTTTATTGAAAATGTTCGTAAAGAATTCAGATCATTAACACCTGAAGAGATTGCCTTTCCTCGCAGTGTATCCGAAATTAATAAGTGGGTTTCTAAAACCCACATGTATAATAAGGGAGTCCCCTTTCATGTTAGAGGAGCAATACTTTATAACCATTATACAAAGAAAGCTGGATTAGACAAAAAATACCCAGCTATTCAAAGTGGAGAAAAAATTAAATTTCTTTATTTGAAAATTCCCAATCCAATTCAAGAAAATGTTCTTGGATTTATTCAAGATTTTCCTAGAGAACTTGGATTGGAAAAGTATGTCGATTATGATACTCAATTTAACAAATCTTTTGTTGAACCAATGAAGATTATTCTTGATTCCATTGGATGGTCTGTAGAAAAATCTGTAAGTTTAGATAGCTTTTTCTCATGAGTAAATATGTAGTTACCTGGGCTGAATTGGGTAGATTGTCTCCCATAAAAAATAAAAAATTATTTGAGTCTCCTTCTGCAGATTATTGATTTGCAAATGACCTCAAAAAGAGGTATAATTGGGTTATATGCACAGGGTCTAAAAATTTGGAGGAATAATGGATCTACCTATTAATGATGATGAACTGAAAAAAATTGTCAGTTCTCTTGGATTTGGTGGAGATGCTGCTCTGTACCATAAACTTAAATTAGTTAAGGAACTTCGTGAACAGGGACTTCCTTACAAAAAAATCTTACGTGAAGAATACGGGATGGTATGCTGATGGATTTTCTTAAAGATATTGTAAAAGAAATTGGTGGCGAGTATACGCAACTTGCTTCCGATATTGATGAGACTGAAACTTATGTTGATACAGGTTCATATATTTTTAATGCATTGGTTTCGGGCAGTGTATTTGGTGGTGTATCTGGGAATAAGATTACTGCTATTGCTGGAGAGTCTTCTACTGGAAAGACTTTTTTCTCTCTCGCCGTGGTTAAGAACTTTCTTGATACTCATCCCGATGGTTACTGTCTCTACTTTGACACTGAGGCTGCTATCACCAAATCTCTTCTAGAATCTCGTGGCATCGATACTACTCGTCTTGTTGTTGTTAATGTTGTTACAGTGGAGGATTTTCGTGGTAAAGCGTTAAAAGCCGTTGATTTATACTTAAAAAAACCTTTAGAAGAACGCAAACCATGCATGTTTGTGTTAGACTCCTTGGGAATGCTTTCTACAGAAAAAGAAATTACTGATGCACTAAACGATAAACAAGTTCGTGACATGACCAAATCTCAATTGGTTAAAGGTGCATTCAGAATGATTACTCTGAAACTTGGTCAAGCTAATATTCCAATGTTAGTAACAAATCACACTTATGATGTTATCGGTGCTTATGTTCCTACTAAGGAGATGGGAGGTGGTAGCGGTCTTAAGTATGCCGCTTCTACTATCATCTATCTCAGTAAGAAAAAAGAAAAAGATGGAACAGAAGTTGTCGGAAATATTATTAAGGCAAAGACTGCTAAGTCGCGTTTGAGTAAGGAGAATAAGGATGTTGAGGTTCGTCTTTATTACGATGAACGTGGCCTTGATCGTTATTACGGTCTTCTTGAACTCGGTGAGCTCGGCGGAATTTGGAAAAATGTCGCAGGTAGATATGAAATTGATGGTAAAAAAATCTACGCAAAACAAATCCTCGCAAATCCAGAGGAATATTTCACTTCAGAAGTAATGCAGGCTTTAGATGAAATTGCTAAGAAAGAGTTTTGTTATGGATGATTTTATCAAGGTCTATGATAATGTCCTTGATAAAAAAATATGTCAAACTTTAATACACTTATTTGATGTAAGTGGATATAAAGAAATTATCAATAATAAGGGAACCCCAAACTTCACTCAATTAAATATCAACCAAAAACATCCGGAAAATATTCAAACACTTTCACTTATTACTAAGAATGTTCTGGACCTTTACAAAAAAGAGTTTTCGGATTACACTAGATGGTATCCACAGAGACTTTTTTTGGAAGAGTTTCGTATTAAAAAATATCATTCTCGTAGTCATGATAGATTCGATCTCCATGTTGATGTCGAAGATTATGCATCTGCAAGAAGATATCTTGCTTTCTTGTATTACTTGAATGATGATTTTACTGGTGGGGAAACCGAATTTCCTCATCATAATAAAAAGATTGTTCCAAAAACTGGATCAGTTATGGTGTTCCCTCCAACTTGGCAGTATCCTCATGCAGGATTACGAGTTAATAAAGGAATCAAATACATTATGTCCACTTATTGTCACTATTACTAATGGAACGAGTTGAAACTACAATTCTCAGGAGTCTCGCATTTAATGAAGATTATTCTCGCAAAGTTCTACCATTTATTAGAACTGAATATTTTACTGACTACACTGAGAAAGTAGTTTTTGAGGAAATTTGTAACTTTATTTTTAAGTATAATAAACTTCCAACCAATGAAATTCTTCTCGTTGAGATTGAAAATCGTACTGATTTGAATGAAAATACTTATAAAGAGCTTGTAGAGTATGTAAAAAACCTAGATAATTCTACATTAGATGTTTCTTGGCTTTGTGATACTACCGAAAAGTGGTGTCGTGATAAAGCGATTTATCTTGCATTGATGGAATCTATTGCTATTGTTGATGGTAAAGATTCCAAGAAAACTAAGGACGCAATTCCTTCAATTCTTTCTGATGCACTTGCTGTGAGTTTTGACCGAAATGTAGGTCACGATTATCTTCAGGATTATGAAGAACGATACGAGTTTTATCATCAGACCGAAGAAAAAATTCCTTTTGATTTGGAATTCTTCAACAAGGTTACAAAGGGTGGTCTTCCTAATAAAACTCTCAATATTGCTCTTGCAGGCACTGGTGTGGGTAAATCACTTTTTATGTGTCACTTTGCTTCTTCTGTTCTTCTTCGTGGTAAGAATGTCCTTTATATTACCATGGAGATGGCTGAAGAGAGGATTGCAGAAAGGATTGACTCTAATCTTCTGAATGTGAATATTCAAGAGATTGAAAAACTTCCTCGCCAGATGTTTGAGAATAAAGTATCAAATATTGCAAAAAAAACACAAGGAACTCTTATAATTAAAGAGTATCCAACTGCATCTGCTCATAGTGGACACTTTAAATCACTTCTTAACGAACTTGCACTTAAGAAGTCATTTAGACCTGATATTATTTTCATTGATTACCTTAATATTTGTTCTTCCTCTAGGTATAAAGGAAATCTTTCTGTCAATTCTTATTCGTACATCAAAGCAATTGCTGAGGAATTGCGCGGACTCGCCGTCGAGTTTAATGTCCCGATTGTATCCGCTACTCAGACCACTCGTTCAGGTTATGGTTCTTCTGATGTTGAACTTACTGATACTAGTGAGTCCTTTGGTCTTCCTGCTACTGCTGATCTTATGTTTGCCCTTA